CACCTTCAGTACCGTTTGCCCTGTCCATGTCCCCGGAGAGATATAGCCGCGAGCTACAGCGCGGTCAGCCGCTCCATTCACGCCGTTAATGAGTAGGCTCTGTCCCGAATCGGTTTGAGGAACCGCGGGCAGCGAAGTAAGGATGTTGGCTTCGCTGTACTGAATATCTGACGCCAACATGTCGAGGTTCAGGATGCGGTCAAAGTAGTTTCCATTTGGCACTACGCCTTGCTCAAACCATTGATAGGGCCCATAGGAAACGTACACATTTCCGTTCTGCGCTTCGATAGTTCCGACCTGAGTTTGAGTCAGAGGCTCTACAGTGACTCCGGCTAGCTGCTTAAACTTCATCGTGAAGTAGCTGCCTGCCAATCCGGTATTCAGCCCCATAGCGACGCCCATCACCGCCGCGGCTGCATATGCGTTGTTTGGCGCTCCGCCTCCTTGGGTTGTCGAGTAGATACCCATTGCGCGAGTATATGAGGCGTTCTTAAGAGTGTTGAATACGCTTGTGCTCGCGCCGGACAATACGTCGGAATCTGCGGTCGTGAAGAAATAGAAGCACTGCGGAGTTGCAGCCTGTGCCCATGCAGCGATGGCCTCATGATCGGCCTTGGCTGCATTTGTGACCGTAAATCCCCAGAAAGAGCCATTTACAAGACGGCACGCCTGCACCGCCTGCAACGGAGTCTCGCCAATCGCAGTGATGTCGACCTCAAGCCCAGTGCCTGTTCCTCCGGTAGTAGAAAGCGCTGTTCCTTCTGCATATCCGGTGCCTTGCTGGCCAACAACTGTAGCAAGTGATGTAACCGAGCCTCCAGCCCCAACGCCTGTGATCTGAAGGACGCCGCCCTGTGCACCCGACTGAATAACGGTAACAATATCGCCAACGACATAACCCGTGCCTGCGTTGCTCGCGTGCGGGACTGCCGTCTGGATTGCGGTCAGGTCTTGACGGCCAACCCAGAGAATCTGCGGGGCCGGAGTCTGTCCAAAGTAAAGATTCGCAGCAAGTACTTCAGGAGAATTGCTTTGGAAGCCATCCTGAAGCATCTGGTTAGTGCTTGAATATTGGCGAATCCGGTTATTTGTTCCGCCCGTGGACGGAATGACCGGGCTAGGGCCAACGATAAGGCCCTGATTGAATGTAGGAGTTGCCGGAGCTTGCGATCCGACGTTTACTTCAACGTCAACCACAAGGGACAACGGTAGGGTAGGAGTTGCCATTATTTCCCCTGAAACGACAAAGCCCTCCGTAGAGGTCATATAGGTCGTGATTGCTTAAGATTTGATGGTGATATCGAAGGCTTGACCTAAATCGCTGGTTACGCCTATGACTTCAACGCTCGAAACAGACTGGACTGTGATTGTTTCGAGCACGTTCTCATTGAGACGGAATTCGATGTCCGAACGCTCCCACCATTGACCTTCAAACTCTTCTGGCGCGCGTATCGGGTCCGCAACATCAGTAATGAGATAAAGATTCGAATTGGCGAGCGCATCGGTTACCCAACCGAGAAAGAGACAGCTTTTTATGAGGCGCGCATTATCAAAGCTATTCGGGCCATATAAGACAAGATGCACCTTCCAGACTCGCGTGTACTGCGTCGTCTGTAGCAGTGTCGTTTCATCGTTGTCTGCAAACTGCACATCGCGGATGCGGTTGTATGGGTCGTCAGCAATGGTTGCGATGATTGCACAAATATCATCGCAAATCTGCCAAGCAGGTTGACCCTCTTCCTGCCACCCTATGCGCACTTTATAGAATGCCATCGGGTCGGAGCCGAATGCGATGATTACGCTTGAATTTCCGCCGTATCCCCCGAAGCCGTATTGTCCCTGCCCATACCCTGAAACGCTCGAACCGCTCTGGAGCGCAGGATTGCTGATGATTACAGTGTTCCCAGCCACCGCCGAAACAATAGTGTTCGCGGGAATCCCCCAGCCGACAACCGACTGGCCTACCGAGATTGCAGAGCCATCTGCTACTTGTATCTGATTGCTTCCCGTGATATTTGCAGGTTGCATTGTGCCCGGATTGATACCGAGCATCTGGCAGATGAGGGACTGAAGGGCGATATTTAGCTGATTCTGAGTCAGCGCCGAGCTGTTAAGCTGCGTCCCATTTGGGAATGTCGTGACCGTTGGCATCATATCCCTCAAGAGGCAGCTCAGCCGTTTCGTGAGTCCTCATGTGCCGCTCATTCTCACAGCATAGGCTTTCCAGTAGCCGTTAGTCTGCCACGGCCACACCTTCACGATGCGATAGGTTTGGCCGTACCACTCGATTACATCGCTGATGCCGTTCTGGTTTGTCTCGTACATCTGGACAGTCGACCAGAAGACGCGCGCCCCCTCAACCCTGTCACCTTCAGGCACCATTTTCAGTGTTTTCGCATCAGCAACCTGAACAGGGCCATACATCGAAATAGATTGCTGTGCGCTGGAAATTCCCCCGGGCACAAATGAAGATGTCGAGCGAAGAATTGTGAAGGAGTAGCAGAAGTCAGTATCGTTGACGACTTCAGATACATCAATCATCAGTTATGCACTCCTATGCATTCAATTCCGCCAAAGGACTGGGATGCGCTTGTCGTGCTTGTAATGCGTACGGTTATCCCAGACATAGTTTTACCTACTATGTCAATGACCGCCCCCGGTGTTCCATTGGCGCTTAAATTATCACCAGTGCAACTTGCACTATAGTTGGTATCCGGGAAAGAAGAGGGCCAGGTATAGGTGGACTGGCATTGCGCTCCTGTTCCTCCGCCCGTAGTGCAGGTTTGACCTCCAGTAAGGGCCATAACAATTTGCTTTGGGACACAATTTGCATTCCCGTTGCTCTGGATGCCCGTTGCGTAGCTTCCGGAACCACATTGCGATGGAGTATTAGATAGCGCGCCTGCAGTGGTCGCAGTCCCGTTCAGGGGGCCATTGAATGAAGATGCGGTCAACGCGCCTGAGCTATTCAGCGACATGATTGGGCTTCCAATTGACCCAGAACCTGTGTTATACCAGTTGAATCCGCCCGGGGACCCATCGCGCTGATTGACAAAATCAGTCTCTCCGGTACCATTTGTCAGGTTCCACATTACATAAGCGCCCTGCTGGGAATTCAATAATCCGCTGGCATTTCCAGCCCCAGTGGCCAAAAGCGAACCAGTAGGGGTGAATGCTCCATAAGACAGGCCACCATTCGTGTCACGAATAAATACACCGGGGTTGATTTGCAGGCTGCTAACCCAAAGCGTCAAATCTCCGGCAGGGTCCGCGCCAAAGGTGATACCGCGCCTTGATGGGGCAGAAGTTCCTGGAGTAATAGGCAATGCGTTAAGACCGCTACCGATAGTGAGGTTTGTTGCATTCACGCCATTGTTCAGATTCACAGGCCGACTAAAGCTTGTGCCGATGGACGTGTTGTGCATAAACAGGACACCGTTCGCATAGAAATCCAGCACCCCATCGGCAGGGCTGAACATGCCTGTATCGTACCCGTAATCCTGGCTGAACGAGTATCCACCTGTCGTTGCGCCACCTTCCGAAGCCAGAACCGAAACAAAGGCCCCAGCAGCAGGCGTGTTCTGACCAATCGGGGTTGAGTCAATCTGCGAGTTGACAATCCACAAACTTGTGGTCTTTGTCAGGCCCCATGCGATACCCACAAAGGCGAATACGATTGCAAGAAACCATTTGGTGTTTCGAGACATAATTCTCCGTGCGTGTGCGACCGTCGCACAGCTTCTAAATTACTCAGACACAATGTAGGTGATAGCTCTGCGCATTTCACCCGTATCAACCAGCGGAGTGACTACTCCGTCGGTACCGCCTTGTTCGGCAATTTGGGCCAATGCTTCTTTCTTCTTCCTGCCCCTCAAGCGTGCCAGCTTGCGCGCAATTGTTCGGGGAGAATTTGGGGGCCAACCGTTCTGAGCATCCGTAAACCAGCGAATTGCCGCGTTGCGTCCAAGCATCCCTGCGCGATTCAGATGTTGTTTTGCAGAGGACGGTTTATCCGCCATAATGTCGCGCGCTGCATCTCCTAGTTCTTCGGTGATTCGCGCTTTATTTTCCGGCTGGGCGATTGCTGGCTCGATGACGGGCCGTGCAGGAATCTTCTTCAGTGGTGAACCGTTGGTATGAATAAAGAGAAGTTGAGCATTGTTGATTCTTCCCTTCTTGCGAGAGGCTTTCTCTTCAGGGATTCCAACATATACCTGTTGGCGCTGTAGCTCTTTAAGTTTGTATCCTACAAACCTCTGCTTGTCGGATACGCCTACCTTAACTGTTGGCCTCATCGCACATAGACCGCGCCAGCGCCAACCACGCGCGCAAAGGTCGCAAGCTGCTGCCCATAAACCGTAAGGTTCCATGCCGCCCAGCCCTCAAGCGCGGCGAGAGGCTGATAGGAAACGCCCACATCTCCAACAGACTTGGATACCGTAATACCCCGCGCCATTCCTTGCGCCGCTGCTTGCCCCGGTGTTGTTACTGGATTTCCTTCAGATTGTAGCCATAAAGTTACGAAATGGGCGATATAAAGCCCCATCGCGACTGACCATAACTCGCGCCAACGCGACGACATCAGCGAAGCATACGCAAGATTGAGGTATACCTGAATAACGACGATTGGGACGAGCGGGGCCGTGTAGACGCTGAGTTGATTATTTCCTGTTGCGGTTGCGGCCTGAGATATCGTGATATTGTTGCCGGATATGCCCTGAATGATTGTTCCGGACGGGATTCCACTCCCAGTGATAAGCTGACCGACTGCTAGGTTCTGGGGAGGATTCTGGACAACAACGGTTTGGGAATCTTGAGTCAATGCACCCTGAAATGACACTGGAATCCCTGCAAACTTCGGATACACCTCAAGGAAATCATTCACACTATATGGTGGATTCCCCGCTTGAGGGATACCAGTTGCAAGCCCGGGATAATCCGTGGCGGCCACGTCATAACCAAAGCCGCCATAGATGGACATGTAAAACAGTGTCAAATCAGGGAACATTCATTTATTCCTTCGAGGATTCTAATCATCCTCGGGCTTCAGGGAATCTTCTTCAGGCTTCTGTTTTCGAGTCCGTGACTTAGGCTTGGCTTCTTCCTTCAACTCTTCGGGTTCATCGTGAATCTCTACCCAGCCGCTTTCGACAGCGGCCTTGAAGTAAGGATCCAATGCCACCCAACTAGGCACATGCTGAACATGAGGCGAAGGGAAAACACTGTGATGTTTCCCCTCGGCCCCAAAGCATAGTGCATGGTGAGAAATAATTTTCGCCATGTCGTCTTTAGATTTGATCCAGATACAGCATTGCAGTTGGACGCAGAACTTTCACGATGCCCGTGTTGCCGATGTAGGTAGCAACGAAAGCACCGTCCTGCAACGAAAGGGGCCCACCCATGCGCTGAATTTCCTGAAGTATGCCGAAATTCAGGAACTCATCGTCGAACTTGTAAGCGATGAGACGGCGCGAGTTGCCAGCGCCCGCAGTTTCAAGCCAGTTCGGAATCGGATAGATTTCCGGCGTCTTACCGTTCAGCGTCTTGCCGTAATAGTTCTCTTTGATGTACTGGAGAACATTCATTGCAAGAGAGACCGAAGTTCCAGCCGAGTTGTTCAGCACCATCGGCTGCAACAGCTTGTCATACGCAGTTGCCGGAACACCGAAGCGATCAGGAATCGCATCAAGAGAATATCCCGATGCAGCCCAGATCGTCTTTGCCGCGTAGTTAAAGTCATTGAAGATATCAATCGGGTTCTTCGTGTTCCACGAGGGCGAAGGCGTAGACTGCGTTCCGTTCGGAGCTGATTGCGCAGTTACGATGGTCTGGTTGACCAGCCCAGGCTTGCCAGATTTACCACCGACGTAGACACGCTGGTCAAGAGTTTTGTTCCAGTCGGTGCGAATAGCCTTGTCCAGAATGTCGTTAGGCGACTTGTTGGCCTGTGCAAGCTTCAGCGACTCAATCAGCGGGATACGAATGGAGCGCTGCCAACCGAAGGTAGGATAAACATCCTGCGAACGGTTGAAGTTCACCACGCCAATATCGTTGGCTCCTGTAGAGGTGCCGTCAATATTTGGGCTGTGGACGCTCACAAATTCGGCTGTTTCCGTGTCAACCCATCCGCCTCCATTTGTCAGCGGGATATCGCGGAACCAGGTATGCCCCTCAAGAGGCATGTGCAGGCGCGTGTCAGCTTTGTTCAGCTGCGACTGAAGGAAAATCTGGCCTGTAGATACAGCGTCCTTCACCGCATCGGGGCCATACATACGCAGGGCCATGAGGTCGCGCAAGTATGCGGGATTCTTCAGGGCCGCATCAAGAGCAGCATCGCGCCGCTCTTTACGCGCCTGAGTATAAATCATGTTCAGAAGATTGCTTGTCATTGTGTCTGAATTTGCTCCTTACGGCTGCATGCGCTCAAGAATCGTGACCTGAGCCGTAACCTGCCCCGTGACCGGGTCGGTCGAAAGGACGCCAGTTTTGAAAACGATGTTTGGAATCTGAACGGTGTTCGTTCCGTCTGCAACCGCTTCAAATCCGCCAACGACTCCATTGGGGATGGAAGCATTCTCGGCCACACGCACATACACCGGAGAACCCGCGCCCGCAGGAGTGCCCTTGTTAATCGCAACGTTGATGGTTCCGCGGGTAAGGATGTTGGCAAAAACACCCGGAGGATACTGCCCGGCAGGCATGGAAGTACCGCCATTCAGCGGATAGTATCCGTTTGTCTCAACGGCATCCTTCGCAATGCCTAGCCGCCGTTCGCAAGGAACTGCTTCACGCTTGACACCGTGTTGTTGCTGTTTAACACGACCGGATCGCCAAAGTTGATGTTGTTTGTGTCGGTCGGATTGACCTGACGAGGACTGACAAGCGGAAAGTCAGTCTGCGAGATCGCGCCGATAGGGCCATTGGTAAGCCCTGTTACGGGAATCACACTTGCTGGCATTACTTGTTACCTTTCTGAGCGGCAAGATACGCCGCAACACCCTCTTCGTAGGGCCTACCGTTGAAGTACATGAAGGCGGGAATCTTTTCCTGAATATCGTCGAAAGCGGGAGAGCCGATATGCGCAAGCGCAGCAAACGGGTCGGGCCGTCCATCCGCAACGCCGTACTTGGCCGCCTTTACGCCACGAGTCAGCTTGTTGAAGGCATCCTTAGCGCCCTTGTCACCATGTTTAGCAACCAGCGCCTTGAGCGCCTTCAGAAGATCGGCTGCGTCACCCACGGAAAATTCGCTTTCAGAGAGCTCCTCTTCGCCGAGAATTTCAGCTTCGTCTTTTGCGTCCCCGGCCTTTTTCTCCTTAGCGCCCTTCTTGTCTTTACTACCATGCTTCTCGCAGTGGCCGTTTTCGCAGTCTTCGCACATTTCTGCATCAACGCCATTACCTTCATGCTCTGGCTCTTCCTCTTCTTCTCCGAGGAATTTGTCGAAGGCTTCCACGAATTTGGACAAGGCTTCCTTCAGGGATTCAGGAGAGCTTGAATCCTTCGCGCTTCTTTTGCCCCTTGCTCCGCGCTTGTCCTTAGCGCCCTTCTTGTCTTTACTACCATGCTTCTCGCAGTGGCCGTTTTCGCAGTCTTCGCACATTTCTGCATCAACGACACCGTTCATTACTTCCGCTACCTCTTCAGGGCTTGCGCCTTTGGCCCAGCCCGTGAAGATTTTCTTCAGAATGTCGGACATCCTGTTTCCTTTGTATAAATTTCGCGGGGCTGAATCACCGATCCCGATTTCATGCCCCGCGCGGCCTTCGGGAACGACAGCGATGTGATTTCCGCGAATCTGCCGCATGACATAACGTCCTATCTCGTCTTTATCGAGCAGGAACGTATAGCCGCACGATACTTCGCGGATACCGCCGTCAATCTTTGCATTGAGGTCTGGATGCTTGACGAATAGGTCGGCGAGTAGAGTCGTCTCACCGTCCGAAGTCTCGGGCCCTATGCGAACGTTTTGTCCGTGGCCCTTGCTGTATCCCTCATATTCGTCGAAAGCATCAACGAGAACTTTGTCCCCGGCTGGATGCTCATCCAGCACGGATTTTCCTTCAAACGATGCAATAGTTTCAGGGCTGGTCACCTCGTCAAAGGGGCGGAAGACTTCGACTATTTCGTCGTCCTTTATCCCCCATTCGGGCTTATAGCCCGAGTTCTTTTTGAGCTCGCGTCCCAGATACTTCTGACTTCCTGTTCTGCAGATTGGAACGTTTTTGTAAATGACATAGCCTTCTGGCGTGAGGAACCACGTCTCTTTGCCCGGAATCTGCGATGCGAAATAGGCAAGCCGTCCGCCATGTGTCAGCGGGTCCGCATCCACACCGGAGATTTTCCCGGCGTTCCTGCTGGCATAGAAGACTGAAGTCCCCTTTTTCTTTCCATATTCACTCCGCATGTTGCGGAGAATCTTGTTTCCCTTCTTGGTTAGAGGCATGTTCCTGTCTTTTCATTTCAGCGAGCTCGGCAAGCCTGCGAACCCGCTCCGAGTCGGAGATTGAGAAATCATTCCAGGGGTTATATTCCATACCGTCGTCGTAGTTCATGCTGCTATTCGCTCCCCTGATATCTGGACAAACTGCGCACGCGTCATCATGATGATGCGGTCATTCCAGAACACTTTATGCGGCCAGTGCACCTCGTCCAATCGAACGAGAGGCAACGCAACACAGCGACAATTCGGTGCACACCCGGCGTGATAGCGTCCTAGCTTTGATCGTTCGCCATTGAGCGCTTCTGGACTGGCAGGAGTGGCCCACGGTATGAGAACGCCGTCCATTAAACGATGCGAAGGCCGTACTCTTGCGTCTTCGCTTGTCTGCCATTCATACCAGCGGATACCGAGTGCTCCACTGCGCGCTTCCGTTAAGGTTGTCTCTGCCGTGCTCACTCCGGTACGGGCAAGCAGACGCAGCTTGGACTTGGTAAGATACGGGATACGCTGCTTGAGTTGAGACGCAATTGTTTCCGACCGGATGCCCTTCTGCTGCGATTGCGCGATAAAATGGGCTGCACTTCGCGCCACGTCCAGAGGCACTGAGCTAATTAGCTCTGCATTCTGGTCAATAAGGCGACGCACAGCAACGCCTACGGGCCCGCTCATTTCCCGCTCGAGGCCGATGCTTATCAGCCTGCCGCGTGTGGCCTTTGATGCCGCCTGCCTCCATGTCTTCGCGTTGGCAAATGAGACTCCGGTTACCATCTTTGCCGCTACGCGCTCCACCGCATCAAGAAAGCGCCCGCTGAGAACATCTTTCTCGATGCGCGCCGGAAAGTCCAGCGCATTCACCGCGCCGTATGCTGGAATGTACTGAAAGAGCAAGTCCAGCATGTCAGAGTAGTAGACCTGCTCTAACCGCATACGCGGGTTCCAGAGCTTGCGATTCATCGGAATGTGTGAATGACGGTCACTTCCCAGAAATTGATGTCTGCTACGCACTCACCGTGGTTAGTGAAGCGAACCAGTACAACCGGGCCGCCTTCAATGTACTCGTATTGATCGGCCTGAATCTGAGTAGACGTGCCATTCCTGAAGTGGATTAAATATTTCACCTTATCCCCACAAATCGCGCCAGAGCCTTGCGCCAGCTTCTACCAGCGTGAAGATTGCCGCCATCAGACAAGCGGTTCCCGTCAGAAATAGCGTCGTTAGCAGGGCCAGAATGTATGCCTGAATGATTGTTTTCATTGGGCATCACCCCAAACTCACCTTGAGGGGTGACATCATCGTCGGACGCCTCAATCATTTCGTTGGTAATGCTGTTGAAGGTATCGAGTTCATCCGCCTTGTGCTTCAATTCCCGCAACGCAGTCTGGCGGCCAATCAGACCATGATTGTAAGCATCGAAGATTGGCTGCGTGAACTGCTGGATGGCCTGCCCCAGCTTCTCGGTGGTCATCGTGCGAATCGAAGGGAATGTATAATCCAGATCGTCTGGCACATATCCCCATGCGCTCATGCACATAATAGGGATAAGCTTGTTAAATATTGGCCGTAACTCGCGCTTGCGCTTCTGGTCTACATGGTCTTCATAGATTTGAAGGTCGCCATCTCCGCTATCTCCGAGTCCGGGGAATTTCCCGTACCATCGCGAGAGCGGTTGCTCTGCCGCAGCGGCTACGTCCAACATAAATGCGTGATACACGCTGTCTAATCCAGCAAAGCTATGGTTGAGGGTGTATACCTCGCCCTGTTCTCCCACCGCCAAAATGCCATTGGTTCCAATGGACTGGCTCACAGCCTGAAGGCGATTGATGTAATCGTTAAGCTGCTGCTGGGAGAGTCCGACGCCGGAAAGCATTTGGGCCAGCATCGGCTCCTTCATTGCGATTACGCATGAGCGAGAGATAAGGTCGGCAATACTGGATGCTGCATAATCCCGCCGCTGTAACTCCTGAAACACGGACTCAACTTCTGACATTCCCCAGTATGTCTGAATCTGCTTTTCGAACAAGGGAAGGTCGCGTCCGGTGAACCTTAAACAGCGCGAATGATGGACCCGGAACGTCTGCGATGTCTCAGTGGTAACATCGTAATACTTCGGAAGCCCATACGCCGCAGGATCATTGATGTCGGTAACAAGCTCTGAGCTTGGACTGCACCCAGACCACCTATCTACGACAATCAGCCCCTTAAACGAATCCGGCTGTACATCGTCAATATCCAGCGGTTGCGCAAGGTCTTTGTGCCCTTCGATGATTATGATCGCAATTGCGCCGCCAAAGAGCCGTCCCCACTTGTACGCTTCTATGACCTTATTGAGAACTTGTGTTTCCTGTACCAGCTTATCGAACGCGCTGATTTCTTCGGGCGTGACCTCAGAACTTATGGAGGGGAAGTCTTTCAGCGCGTCTTCAGGGATGGTGTCAATAATCTTGCGGACAATCCATGAGCCGCGATACATCCATAATAGCGTTTGATAGTCAAGCGAGATACGGAAAGGAAAGTATCCGCCACCGTTTACCTGAGAAGATGTACCAAACCCTACGTTGGCTATCGGGTTAGTGT